GCTTACCTTTACGACATTGCAACAGTAAAAGCTAAAAAAGACGTGTTATCTGGTATTGCGTATGTGCAAACACTAATTGAAACTGGGCGGCTGGTGGTTTCACCACACTGTGTGGAAACACTAGCTATGCTAGATCAGTATCGTTGGGATACTCGTGATACTGTGAAGTCGGAAAAGCCACTACACGACAAGTATTCACACATGGCCGATGCCCTCAGGTACGCGCTGTATACATACACCTTGTAACTCCAAGTGTAACTGGTAAAATAATTTTTTACTACCTAAAATTGTGGAGAAAAAAATTACAGGTTGACACCGCAGTGCTGTGGTGATATAATACCTGTACTTGAAAAAAATTTTTAATGCATGGCAAAGAACACAAACAACCGAATTCCTGTAAAGTGGATTCGCGACAAAGCAAAAGCAGCTTATGAGAAAAAAGAGTATTGTTATGTTTGTAACACTACTACAGACTTAGAGCTGCATCATCTTCATTCTATTACTATACTGCTTAACCGCTGGGCTGATCGTAAAAACTACGATATTTCAACAGACAGCGGAATTCTTGCAGTCAGGGACGAGTTTATTGCTGAACATCGGGTTGAGTTATATGATTTAGTTTACACACTGTGTAACAAACATCACGTAGCACTACACGGCGTTTATGGTAAAGCTCCTGCACCTGGCAGCGAAGACAGGCAGAAAAACTGGATTGAAAAACAAAAAGCTAAAATGGAAGGCAGAACTGTGTCAACAAGCTCTGCTGGACTATTTAGCAAATTCTTATAAAGGACACTCATGGCATGGTATAATGATGTAGGCTCATGGGTTCGTGAAAAGTTAAATCCCGCACAAGTTTGGATTAGCAGAGAACAAGGCTTATATATTAATAGCAATACTCCTGCTATTACTTATACAAAAGCTTTTGAAAAGCTAGAAACTGTAAACCGCGGTATTAATATGATTGTATCAGCTTGTTCAAGCTTAGACTACGACGTAAAAGATAAAAAGATGGAAGGTATAGCTAATGGCGTGCGCCAAAAGACCTTAAATCAACTACTTAACTTTGCACCTAACCCCTACCAAAGCGCACAAGATTTTCGCAATAACATATTTACAGATTTCTTACTAGAAGGCAACATATTTATATACTATGATGGTGTACACTTATATCACCTGCCTGCTAGTAAGGTACAAATAGAAACAGACGCAAAAACTTTTGTAGCAGCTTATCGCTACAATGTAACAGTAGTTTTAAAACCCGAAGAAGTTATACACATAAAAGACTTAAGTTCTATTTCAATCTATCGTGGTAGCAGCAGACTACAGTCAGCAGACAGAAATATTCAAATTCTCTACAAAATGCAAACATTTCAAGAACAGTTCTTTGAAAATGGAGCAGTAGCAGGATTAATCTTAACTTCGGAAAATACACTATCCCAAGTCGCCAAAGATCGCACAATTGCAAACTGGAGTGCTAAATACAGTCCAAAAAATGGTGCGCGCAAGCCGATGATTTTGGATAGTGGACTAAAACCAGCAGCAAACATAGCGGATTCATTTCAAGAAATGGATTTCGACACATCAATTAAAACACACGACGCAAAAATATTAAAATCACTAGGTGTTCCACCAATCTTGCTAGACGGCGGAAACAATGCTAACATATCACCTAACTTAAGATTATTTTATTTAGAAACAATTATACCTATCTTAACCAAATTCTCCAGCGCTGTTGAACGATACTTTGGATATGACATTGAACCAGTTACAGCAACCGTAAGTGCACTACAGCCTGATATGAAAGACATAGCCTCTTACCACGTAAGTTTAGTAAATGGCGGAATTATCAGCCCAAATGAAGCTAGAGCAGAGTTAAGATACGAGCCAAAACCAGGAAACGACGACTTAAGAATACCAGCAAATATTGCAGGTTCTGCGGCGAATCCAAGTCAAGGGGGAGCGCCTCCTAAGCCTGCTGATGCAGGTACGAAGAGCGTTTAATAAGAAATGAGGCCTACATGGAAAATAAAGTACTAAGATTTAATAGTGCTTTTACCGTAGACGAAAAATCTTTACCTACTGCTGGAGATAGCGGAACTGAATCAGTTTATATTGAAGGTTACGCAAGTACCGTAGATATGGATAGAACTGGTGACGTTGTACCAGCATCTGTTTGGGAAAAAGGAATTCAAAACTACCTTAAAAATCCAATTATACTAGCACAGCATGATCACGATGATCCTATCGGAAGAATGACTGACTACAGAGTGGATAGTAAAGGTTTATGGGTAAAAGCCCGTATCTCTTCTGCTGCAGAAGAATGTTACGGTTTAATTAAAGACAAAGTTTTAACAGCTTTTAGTATTGCATTTCGCATCATTGATGCAGAATACAATAGTGCTGCAGAGGTATTTTTAATAAAGGAACTAGAACTAATCGAAATTTCGGTAGTATCTATACCTTGCAATCAGAATACTATATTTGATCTATCTAAAGCGTTTGACAACGTTGATGATTACAAGAAGTTTAAATCGCAATTTGCTCCTAAGAGTAACCCAGCTAAAAGGCTAGAATCTTTTACGGAAACAAATAGCATAACTAAAAAGGAATTGGAAATGAATCCAGAAGAATTACAAAAAATGCTTGCAGATGCAGCTACTAAAGCCGCTCAAGAAGCTACTCAAAAAATGTTAGAAGTTCAAGCTGCTGAAAAAGCTGCTGAAGCTGCTAAACAAAAAGCAGAAGTTGACTTTGAAGAAAAAGTTAAATCTGCAGTTCAAGCACACATCTCTGTTGGCCAAAGCGGCACAGAGCGTCTATTGGCCGAAGTTACTAAGCGTATCGAAGACCAAGCAGCCGAATCTAAGGGTGTTCTAGCTGATCTACAAGCTACTCTAAAAGAGAAGTCTGAAGAAATCACTCGCATTCAAGCTAGCAAAATGCAATTTGTTGAAGGCAATACCTCAACAGGCCCAACTTATCAAGAAAAAGAAGCAGCTTATCTATTAGCTAATATTACCCACAAAGGTATTGCTGATACTAAGTATGCACAAGACTTAATCCAAAAATACGGTGCACACTTACCAAACGCTACATGGGAAACAGAAGTTTCACTAAACATGGAAAGCGAAATTCGTCGTAAACTAGTGGTTGCTCCACAGTTCCGTCAAATCAATATGCAAACCAACGTAATGAAGATTCCGTTAAATCCAGAAGCTGGTTTAGCTACTTGGGTTCAGAATTCTGAGTTTGGTGATAACAGTACAGATTTCAAGAGTGCAGGTGCTAGCGTAACTCACGCCTTAAAAGAAATCACACTAAGTGCATACAAACTAGCTACTCGCGAGTATATGGCTTTTGAAGAAGACGAAGATTCACTACTTTTAATTCTTCCATTTGTTCGTGACGCTATGGTTCGTCGTATTGCTCGTTCAATGGACAAAGCCCTATTAGTTGGTGCTGGTAGTGGTACAGATCCAGTTAAAGGTCTAGCTAAGTACTACGATAGCGTTGCAGCTACATCTAATGCAGTTGCTACTAAAGTTACAGTTGAAAAACTACGTGGTTTACGTGCTGCACTAGGTACACTAGGTTTAGATCCAGCTGAAGTTACTTACTTTGTTAACAACGATGTATACTACAACTTGCTAGATGACGAGAAGTTCCAAACTATGAACCAAGTTGGTCCACAGGCTACATTACTAACTGGTCAAATCGGTCAAATCGGTAATAGTCCAGTGTTAGTATCAGGCGAACTACCAGTTATGCCAAGTTCTACAGTAGCTACAGCTGCTGGTGTAACAGGTACAAATAACATTGGTGCTCTAGCTGTTTATACTCCTAACTTCGTTATTGGTAACCAACGTGGTCTACGTCTAGACACACAAGACTTGGTTGAACAACAACGTCGTGTTATGGTTAGCTCTATGCGCATGGGTTTCACACAACTAAGCACAAACTTAGGTCAAGGTGTTGCAGCTCTACGCTACACTTCCTAATCAGGAATAAAAATAGGGAACTTCGGTTCCCTGTTTTTTATAAAAGCATTTGTAGTGTTTTTATAAAAGATAAAAAGGACATTCTATGGCAACTGATTTAATAACGCTACAAGAATACAAAACTTACGCATTAATAAATAGCACTACTCAAGATGTTGCTATACAAAGCATAATAACAAAAGTTAGTGCTTTGGTTAAACAAATATGTCGTAGAACTTTTGTAGATTATTTAGAAGAATATAACACAGAAACAAAAAGAAGTTGTGTAAACAATCGTATCTTACTTAGTGAAACACCAGTAACACAAATAGCTTCAGTTGAATTTTCCGAAGACTATGGCAAAACATATACAACGCTAGAAGAGTTTACAGACTATGTAGTGGATAATGAAGCAGTAGAATTTATTATATCTAACTATACAGGATATAACCGAGTAAATGCTTTTCGTGTAACTTATAATGCAGGATATCAAGAATTACCAGAAGATTTAAAATTAGCAATACTTGATTTGGTTACTTACTACTTGCGTAATGATTCAGCTGTACACAGCACAAAATCAATTAGTCCTAATACTATGCAAATTGAGTATATTTCTACAACTAATTTACCTGCTAGTATTAAACGTGTATTAGACTTACATACTGCTTATTACGGATAATTAAATGGGTTCTGAGTCTAAAAAAATTATAGAAAACTTAATATCTAAAGTACTAAAAACTGAAGAGGGTAAAATAAATCCTCGCGAAAAACTAGATAAATCAGTTCATATTTTAGATCTATCTTCTGAGCATGTTCAATTTGCAAATAAACTACAATTAGCACAAAACTATAAAGAGTCTTATCGTGAGTTTATAAATACTGTAGATACTATGGCAGGGAAATCTAATACTATAGAAGGTGCAGTCGAAAGAGTACTTAGTAATCAAGGGACCCAATACATACCTAAACTTAATCTATTAGTATGTAAAAATTTTAGTACTGCCAGAATTTTTATTACACGAGTATCAAAAGCGATTCCAGATAACGAACATTTTGGTACGTCCTATAGAGAACGAACTTTATCAGAATTACAAAACGCTTATGATATAGAGGATAATAACTATACAAAAGATTTTGTAAATAAAGCTTTTGTAATAGAAGGTAATAGAATAGGTCAAATACAGGAATTTGTTGAAGGTGATAAATCAAAATATTATCTTGTTCCTATATATAGTTCAATTAATAGTAATTTTTTAGCTCTACAAGACCAAGATGGTACAATAACTATAGAATCCGCATCTCAGCATATTGGTGCTCGTGTAACAACAGAAAAAGGCACTATAAAGTTGATTAAAACTGATATGGGAGACTTACCTTTATTAAAAAGGCAATACTTATCAAAATTAGATTTAGGGCACTTATTTAAAAAGAAAACTTTAGGCGGTAATACGCCTTTAGGTATGCGACTAAAAAAGGCTCTAAAATATAAAGGTTTGAGTCCTGACAACAAAGCTGTAGTTCAAAAATATATAGATGAATTAGATGAAACTCATGGCAGGGTTGATTATATATTCCATAATCAGGCTGCTGAAGATAGTCTAACTAAAGTAACTAA